CGGCCACCGGCCGCAATCCGCGCCGCGCAGCTTCCACTCGCGGCCGTCGCCGCGTAGGCTTCAGATCGGTGTCTCACAATCTGCGGGCGGTACACCAGCGGTTACGGCGGCGATGTCGAGGCCGACGAAGTGACTGTGCTGGAATCCTGGCCGGCGAGCGTCATCCAGGGAACGAAAGGCGAGAAATCGGACGTCGGCTTGCCGTCGGAAACCCGGTCGCCGTGGTTCAATGTGATGCTACCGAGCGCCGGCGCAACTGTGCTGTCGAACGACATCGCATACGACAGCGCCGGTCAGCGGTATATCGTCAGCTCGGTGTCGATTGAGGGCGCGGTGTACCGGCTCACGATGATGGAAGCCGAGTGACCCTCAGATTCGAGCGAGCAATCCCCAGCGCATGCCAGAATCACGGTATGGATGCGGGCTGATGTAGTACTGATGCACGTGAGCGAACTCAGTTCGCTTGTATTTCAGTACCAGCAATCGAATACCGGTCGAGTGACCTGCCCAGATTACCGATTCCGGCGGCGCACTCGTGAATTGGCTTGCTGTGTATAGTGAATCCAGCTCGTCATCTGAGTATGTGCAGTCTCGCGAGCTCGTGCCGCATCTACGCTGAACCATCTCTATCTCCATGTCCGCCATGACGCCCGCATTCCAAGCGTCACCATGTTCACCGTCCGTTCTCCTGCCCGGAGGCTATCAAATGAGTCTCCCGGCTGTCGAGTCCGCTCTCGTGAACGCCGTTGAATCCGCTCTCCGAGGCGCCGTTCCCGCGAAATGCAGGGTGTATCGCGGCTGGCCAGTCAGCGATGCACTTGAGAAATTCACAGCCGCCGGCGGCGTGGACATCAGCGTCTACAGCCGCCCCGGGATGTCGAAAAACACGACCCGCTACCCGCTCACGTGGCAGCAGCTATCGAGCGCCACGCCGACGCTGACCATCACAACTGACGGCAACACCATCACCGTCGGCGGCAGCGCAGGCATCGCGCAAAACATCGGCGCTGTGATTGAAGGCGAGCGATACGTTTATGCCGCCACCCCGACCGACACCGCCGCATCAGCTGCCGCCGGGCTGGCCGCCCTGATTCCAGGTGCGAGCGTCGCCGGCGCGGTCATCACGGTGCCCGGTGTGCAGCAGGTCGCCGTGGCCGCATTCGGCACCGTCAGCTCCGAGGTCCGCCGGGAATGGCAGGAAATCCAAGTCATCATCTGGGCGCCGACGCCGGATGTGCGCGATGCCGTCTCCGGCGTGCTGGACCTGGCGCTGGCACAGATTCCATGGCTGCAACTGTCGGACGGCACGACTGCTCGCTTGCTTTACCGCGGCCAGCGCACGGATGATTTGCCGCAGAAAGCCGCACTTTGGCGCCGGGACCTGAATTACGGCGTCGAGTTCGGCGTGTCGGCGCAGCAGAAGGCGGCTGAGATGATGTTCTCGCCGGCAGTGAGCGTGTCGTCGACGTTTTAGGTGGGGATGGCTCGATAGCCGGCTGCGCACCTAAAACTTTGAAATCACACCGTTTAGTCCCGTCCGCCGGTTAGTTGGCGTCGGCGGGGCTAAAGCAAACCGAATCAATCAGTTAACTCACTCTGCCGGGTCTCCGTGCGGAGAAATCTCTCGTGGAGAACCCGCAATGCCCATCCTGCAGTCTGGCTCGTTCAATATCACTGGTCTTCAGCGCCCGGGCGTCTATGTCGACGTCGTTGCACCTTCGGCGGCCGTCCTGAGCGGCGCCAATACCTCGGTCCTGGGCCTCGTCGGTGTCGGCTCCTGGGGTCCGCTGAACAAGCCCGTTCTCGCCGGCTCTCTCAGCGATGCCGTAGCCGCACTCGGTCCCGTTACCGTCCGCATGCATGATTTGAGCACGCACGTCGCCGTCTCTGCCCTGCAGGGCGCCAGCAATTTCAGGCTCGTCCGCGTGTCCGACGGCACCGACACCGCAGCCAGCTTCACGCTGAGCCAGGCTGACGACGCTGCTGATTCGAACCTGCTGCCAGTTGCGGCCGCGGCGGTGAACGGCAATAGCCGGCTGATTTCCGTCAATGCTGTCTCGGGCACGCTCACTGCTCTCTACACCGGCATTGTCGGCAACTCGATTTCCGTCCGCGTCGGACCTGGTAGCCGTAAGGGCACATGGAAGCTGGTCGTCGCTCTGTCCGGCGGCATCCCAGAGACCTACGACAACCTGACTGCTACCGGCACGCCGACCACAGCGACCTACCAGCTCACTGGCGGCACCGACGGCGGCGTTCCGTCCACGGCGGCCCTGCTCGGCACGGATATCAGCCCGCGCACGGGTCTGTATGCTCTGCGCGGTTCGGGCGTCGCCGTCGTTTCCATCGCGGACTGCACGGACTCCAGCATCTGGACCGCTCTCAGCTCGTTTGCTCTGTCCGAGGGCGCCTATGCCGTCGCGACGACCGTTCAGGGCGACACGATTGCGAATGCGGTGTCTGCGAAGAGCACGGCCGGGCTGGATTCCTGGGCCGTCAAGCTCATGCTGGGCGACTGGCTGTACTGGCTCGACGCTACGAACTCGGTGACCAGGCTCGTATCGCCGGCGGCTGTTGCGGCTGGTGAGCTGGTGTCGCTGTCGCCGGAGCAGTCGTCGCTGAACAAAGCGCTCGTCGGCATCATCGGCTCGCAGCATGCGGGACTGTCGTCGGCCGGCACGCTTGCGAGCTATGCGGATGCCGATATCGGTGCGCTGGAATCAGCGGGCATCGACGTGATTTCGAATCCAAGCCCGGGTGGCGCGTACTGGTCGGCGCAGACCGGGCACAACACGTCGTCGGACTCAACGCGTAGCAATGATGCCTACTCGTCGATGACCAACTACCTCGCCAGGACCATCAATGGCGGCGCCGGCGTGTATGTCGGCAAGACGATTACGGTCTCGCTGCTTCGCTCGATGAAGTCCAGCCTGGACACGCTGCTCGGTCAGATGGTCGCGGCCGGGATGCTCGATAATCTGTATGGCACACCGTATTCCGTGGTCTGCGACACGTCGAACAACCCGCAAGCGACGACGGCGCTCGGCCTGTCCCAGGCTCAGGTGTACGTCAGGTACAGCGGAATCAACGAGAAGTTCCTCGTAAACCTCCAGGGCGGCGCGACCGTGAGCATCGGCAGCGCTGACACGTCTATCTCCGGAACCTCCATGTAATACACGTGGACATTTAGAAACAACGTCAACCCGGGCGGCCGTCGTGCCGCCATTTTTCTTTGGAGATAGCCAATGTCAGCAGCAGACGGCAGAATTTCGCTTGGTCGGGATTCACAGGTCATCGTCATCGGGCCATTTGGTCAGATTGAATTCAGCGTCGTGACCAGCTTCAATTCGAAGCAGAGCACGAAAACGATTCATGTCGACCCGCTGTCCGGGCCGCCGCTCGAACAGCATGTGCCAGCCGGTTGGACCGGTGAGCTGGCCGTCGAGCGAGCTGATTCGGCCGCAGATGACCTTTTCTCGAACATGGAATCGAGCTTCTGGAGCAACGGCCTGCTGCCGTTGTCGACCCTGTTTCACTACGTGAACGAGCCCAACGGCGGCAGCTCTATCTACAAATACAACAACGTGGCGATGCATTTGTCGGACGGCGGTACATGGAAGTCTGATTCCAGCGTAGCCCAGCGCATCGCTTTTTTCGCGTCAACTCGTGAGAAGGTTCAGTGAACATGGACGTAACCGACAAAAAGGGCCGCGTGCTGACAATTCGCGAGCTGAGCCCGAGCGCGCATCTCGATATTTTTGAGGCATGCGGAGCAAACTCCGGGAATCACATGTGGACCGCGATGGCTCTCGCTGTATGCGCGGTCAGTGCCATCGACGGCGTGCCGAGACCGATGCCGTTGAAAGTCTCAGACGTGAAAGCGCGTGCTGACGAGCTTGGATTTGACGGTCTCAATGCCATCAACGAAGCATTCCGAACAGAAAACATTGTCGAGGCCGACCGAGACGTCGCAAAAAACTGAGTCGGCACCCAGTGTTTATCGAGAATTGCTATCTCGTAAAACAGGGGGTGCCGTGGTCAGTCGCGTTCGGTGATTCACCGCTGTCCGCAGAACGTCGTTTGGCGGCAATTGCCGTTCTCGGTGCGATGGACGGCCGGGGCGAATACGATTTCGACAGCGGTCGATGGATGAAGTCAGATGCCTGAGATGACGCTTGCCGGGTTTGCCGAGCGGCTCGAACGCGCAGCTCTGGAATACGAGCTGCTGCAGCGTGAACTGTTGGACCAGGTCGGCGACGCTGTGGCCGCGGATGCGAAATCGCGCATCGGGACGTACGATGGCAACGAGTGGCCAGCGTTGGCTGAGTCGACGATTGCGGACCGCGTGCGCCGGGGATACTCGCCTGACGAGCCGTTGCTGCGGACCGGCCAGCTCCGGGATTCGATTCAGCACGAGGTCGATGGCGACACCGTCACGGTCGGCAGCGGGCTCGATATCGCTGCATATCAAGAGCTCGGCACCTCACGGATTCCACCGCGGCCGTTTATCGCGCCGGCGATGATGCATGCTGGCGAGGGTGCGGTTGAGGCGGCTTTGGTGGAGATGCTGGGGAAGATGTTTGGCAATTAGGTTGCGCGACCACTCACGATAGCCTGTGCATACAGCGCCGCGGGCCTGCGCCATTTCATTGCCCAGTTTGTCCAATTGTCAACGCTCCCGAACGCAAACACGGCCCGCTGCGTCGACATTCGTGCCTGGTTATCGGCTTGGTTGAAGAATGGCATTGTCGGATACGGGTGGTGAAACTTCTGTTGCATAGCCACGACAAAGAGAACGTCGCTCTGCATCGTCACCGTATCGAGCGCCATGCATTGACGCATCTCCGCCGGCATCGACGCGCTTTGATAGCAGCTCGTGATGTCAGATGTCGCTTGGGCCATACCACCGGCAGTCCGGTCTGCGGCCAAGCGTTTTGCAGTGACATTAGCGAGCGCTTCTCCGTCCATGTCGCCGCCGGTAGCCGCGAGATTCTGCTGCTGGAATAGCTGCGATGGGTTTAGCGAGAACCGCATCGAACCGTCGGGGTTCGTAGTCTGCGTGCATCCAGCAGTAGTCAATACAGCCGCAAAAGCAACAAGTCGACGCATCGTAACCTCCGGTTGCCTTCCTTCTACTAGACGGACCGGTCTACCGCAATGACGGAATGATATCGAAATGTCCGAATCTTTCCGCATCGCCGCATCCCTGCAGTTGTCGACTAACCTCTTGGAGCTTCTGCCGGATATCACTCGTCAGATAATGCGCGTGAACGAGCAGCTGCAATCCGCCCAGGAAGCCGCGGACGGTCTGTCGAAAGCACTGAGAGGGCTCGCCGGCGTGCGTGTAGGCGCCGGCGTCGAGCAGCTTGAGCGCCTGGCGCCCATTCTGCGCTCTGCGTCCGAAGCCCAGTCCGCGATGGCAGGCTCGGCTCGCGAAATGGCGTCATCATGGCACACGACTGCATCCGAGGTCGCGCGCTCGGTCGATGCTATCAAGAAAGCCCGCGGCGGCAGTCACCTCACCGGCGATGACGTCGGCATGGCGTCGATGGCTATCGGTGGCACGGGCGCGCTGGCGTTGCATTTCGCCCGCGAGACCCTGAATCAAGCGAGCGACCTGGGCCATCTCCAGGCCATGCTGCGAACGGACGACCGTGTGTCCGGTGCCGACGTGCAGCGTGCGAGCGATGCGGCTTACGGCGCCACGAGAACGGCGACCGGGACCACGCAGACGGAGAATCTGCGCGCCATCCTCGACCTAAAGACGGTCACCGGTTCGCTTGATAGCGCAATCGGAGCGGTCGGCCAGTTCGCTCAGCTCGACCAGACTCTGAAACTCGTCGCCGAGAAAAACGGTACCGACCCGGCGTTCTCAGCCGCCAAAGCCCTCGAAATCCTCGGCGGGATGTATGAAGAGCGTCGCGGTCCGGACGGCAAGCTGCACGAGCAGGTCTCGATGGCCGCCATGCAGCACCATCTAGAACTGATGGAGCGCGTGATTTTGGCGACCGGCGGCCGGATTCAGCCGTCCGATTATCTGCAGTACGCGAAGACCAGCCGCAACGCCGGCATGCAGTTTTCAGACGATTTCACCTACACCGAGCTGCCGGCGATTCTGCAAGTCCTGGGCGGGCAGAGGACCGGCACGGCTCTCATGAGCCTGGAGCAGCTGTATCAAGGTAATCACCTCACCGATAAAACCGTCGGGGCGTTGCAGCAGATTGGCGTTTTTGGTGCCGGGGCTATCCAGAGTTACAAGGACCCGGCCACACATCGCATGCGTACCAGGGTGGACGGCAATCAGTTGTTCGAACGGGAACTGCTCCGGACGGACCCGGTAAAATGGGCGGCCGACGTGCTGTCCATGCTCAAGGGCCGCGGTTATGAGACCGTCGACAGCGCGATGGCGGCAATCTCGAACCCGCAGCAGCGCGCAACAGTCGGCGGTCTGCTGGCCGATTTGATTAAAGACCTGCCGAGCATTCTGAAAGAGCAGAAAAACATCTTGCACACGTCGCCGAATGCGGCGGCGATGCTCGCGGCGACTGACCCCACGGCCAAAATGCAGCAGCTGAATGCCGCCTGGGACCGGCTGATGACGAGCCTCGGCGGCCCGCTCGTGGACCCTGCCATCAAGGCGATGAACAGCACGTCCGACGCGCTGAATCGGTTGTCAGACTGGTCGAGAGCAAATCCGAATTCGGCCAAAATCCTCATGGAAACGGTCGTCGGACTGGGCGCGCTGGCGACGGCAGTAGGCGGGCTGGGTGCTGTGCTGTGGCTGTATGCGCCCGTTTTCAAGCTGCTGGGTGGCCTGGGTGGCGGCGCGAGCCGTATTGCCGGCGGCATCTCGGAGGGCATCGCGGCGACACCTGAAATGCTGGCGGCGGGTGCGTCGCGTGCCGGCGGTCTGATTCCAGGTGCGCTCGGTCTCGGTGCTCGTCTGCTCGGTCCGGCGACAGGTGCGCTTGGTCTGCTGATTCCGAGCGGGCACGTAGCCGATGACGATTTTGAGCATCGAGCTCTGGCGGCGCATGGGATTATCGTCGGCAATCGTCAGTCCGCGGCGCCGGTCGGTGGTTCGTCGTCGGGCTCAGGCAGCTCGCCGTCGAATCCGTCGTACGTGCATCTCGTGAATCCAGGTGCCGTCGGTGCCAGCGTCGGCAGCGGGCTCACGAGGGCTGTCAGCAGGCCGCCGGCTGGTGGGGCGGGAGCGAATGTGAGCTCGGTGCCGACGTATCCCGGGATGTCGAATTAGTCGGCGTCCCGGGAGGTCCACAAATCGGGCTAAACCTTGGTTATTGCCATGACTTCGTTAATCATTGGAAGCTTCTTGTTGTTATACATCATTTGCACAATGAATAGACAAGCAAACAAACCGAATACCAGTCCGACTAGTACCAAGGCAAGGCCCGCCTCCTTGGGTGACTTTGCATATAGCACAACAAGAAAAATCAGGAGTGCGATAGCCATCGTAAATCGTCTCATCTGAGCCGACGGGCCGTCACCCCAAGCTGAGTATGCACGTTGAAATGGTGTGTCCCGATTCACGAGAATCCAGTGACCCGTCGTAAGATTCTTCATAATGAGATATTTGCCTTCTTTCTGCGATGCGGGCGCTCCCCATATCACAGCAACGCGGTGGCCATCGCGCACACTCAAATCGCAACTGAACTGCTTCTCACTTCCGTCATCGAATTTTACCCAGAACTCCGTTCGGTCCTGCACAGTGGAAGATATCCTCGTCGCCTCAATATGACCACCGTATTTGTCAATGTGTCCACCGCCACCGCTCGATGACACATGCGTTTCAGACCACCTCTGTAGGCCTACCACATGCCCATCGTTTCGACACAGCCAGCCGCTATCACCACTTGCAAATACGATGTCGTATCTCTTCGTCATCTCAACGAACCATCCGCAGATTAGCGCCACCGAAGTCGCAGGCTTGTCCGTGCCACATCGTGCACCCGTGAGTTTCTCCGTTGGACTCATTGTTCGACAGCGAGCTGCCTACTTTGTTGAATATTACGACGCATGACTCGCCATTTTTATCGATTGGGTCCGGCGGGCGGGCAATCGCAAGTAGGCCAGGCGTCTCGGTTACGACCCCGGCCAAGTTTCCGGCACATCTGTTTCCAATAACGCTCAGCTTTCCAATAGCTCCTCCCATTGTCTGCGAAACAACGAGTTCTGCTGTGCCACCGCCAATAGGCCCGCGATATATATGGGTCGTGTCAGCGAAGGCTTGGATTGCAGGAAACAGAATTGCCATTGAAATGATGGCGCTGCGCATTCCGCGTTTCTCCCGATAGCCCTGAAAAGCTATCGGTACTAGACAGGTCTGTCTACAGAATTCGTTATTCTTATCTAACGTTGTCCGGCAGCAAAGCCTGTGCAGCGGACCACGCCTGAGCGGCGGCATCACGGTTACCGAGCGCCTCGCGAGCGATAATCGCGCCGTCAATGAGTATGACCATCGTCGACGCCAAACCCGCTGCCGCCGACTGGGCCATGCCGCCGCGTTCCAAAATGCCGGCTATGACCTCGACCAGCTCGGCCTTTTGTTCAGCGACTGCTCTGAGCACGGCCTGATGATGAGACCCGTGCTCGGCGGCCGCGTGCATGAACATGCAGCCGTGGAATTCCTCGCCGCGCATCCAGTCGTCATACCAGTCAAAAACTGCTCTCAGCTGCGTGCGGGCGCTGCGCTTCCGGCGAACGGCCTCTGCTAGCGCAGCATCGATACCCGCCCGGCGCTGAGCGAGGACCTCGGCGACCAGGTCCTCCTTGGCCGGGAAGAATTTGTATAGGGTCGCCTTGGCTATGCCTGATTCAGCGAGAATACGGTCGACGCCAACCGCTTGATAACCGTGCTCCGCAAACAGCCGGGTGGCCGTATCGAGCAGTTGCTGACGCTTGTCAGGACGCTGAGCTGGATGCGTTGCCATTTCCGCAATCTAAGACGTCGAGACAGGTCCGTCTAATTAACTGCGTAACCCGCTTGCATCCCCCGACTCTGCCGCCCTATGTTCCTCGCCGCCGAGCGCCTGACGCCGGCACGGACCCACCCATGAGCAGCGAGTTTTCATACGACACCTGGCGGTCGCGCCGGGTGGCCTTCCTCGATTTCGAGGCCTCGGGCCTGAGCTACGATAGCTATCCAATCTCAGTCGGCGTGTGCTTTCTGCACTCACACAGCACGTTTTACCGCGTCATCCGGCCCCATACCCGCTGGACGCACTGGGACCCGGCGGCAGAGAGCATCCACGGCCTCGGACGCGATTGGATTGAAATCCACGGTCAGGCCGCAGACCAGGTAGCGCGTGAGCTGTTGGAATGGCTCGATGGCTCGGAGATTTTCGTCGACTCATCGACCATGGACGGTTTCTGGTTCGAGAGACTGGTCGACACGATTCATGAGCGGCGGCCGGAATTGAATTCGGTGCCGGCGGTGTGTGAGATGCTGGCGCTGCTGAATCGCCGGCATCTCGGCGAGGTCAGGCGGGACGTGAGCTTGAGGCATCCGAGGACTCACAATGCTCTCGAAGATGCGCAGGCGTCACGAGCGTTGGTCAGGGAGCTGCTGAAGCCGGCGCCCTGACCATAAGAGAAATCAGGCTTCCCCGTCGTCCTCGTCTTGCGCACCAGGTCGGTATTGGAAGTACTGGGAAGTGTCTGACCATCTTCCTCGTTGCAGATTCAATCTGGGTTCTGAAATGGCTGTGCTGACGGCTTCCAAAACATTCAGCGCATCCTTTACGGTAATGTGCACCCCTCGCCTGTCAAAATGAAGCACATTGCTGTTGGTGACCCCGTTCAAGCCGAACCAAGAAAACCTATTCCACCTATCGGCGAGATGGTCGATGCGATGAGAACGCAATCGCTTCAGAAGTCTATTATCTCCACTTCCGGTTTGTCCGATGTACACAAGCTCATATTCGGCATACAGTGCATAGAGACCTCTCTGCTCGCGAAAGTCGACCTCACGAGCGAGAGAGCTTCGCGTCTTTATGCCATAAAGATGACCTTCGACGCCTCTACCGCCCCACGTCACGTGTTCATCGGACCAGTGGAGGCCATAACTCCGAATCAAATCACTCATTAATATGCTCCGTAAGACAGCAACGAACGAGACGAAAGCTCAATCATTCTTGTTCTCTCAATATGACCGGGAAGTCGAGAAAATCGCTCGACCCTCTAAATTCATTGCCAAGGGTGGTTTTCACCCAAAACGAGAAAATCGCGCTACTTCTGTCTGGGCCCTTTGCCTCCTCCAATTCAGATAGACGATATCGGAGAGTTATCGCCTGCGAGCGTGCGATGGGTAGCGGAAACCTCAACCCAGGAACAGTTCGTAGATTTGGGTATGGCGTCGTTTTGGTGCTGCCTCTCGTTACATCAGGCTCGAATATATGCGTATCCGGGAAGCCGTGATTCACGATTTGCACTTCTAAAAACATCGGCACTCCAGAATGACGGTCGTCGCCGATTTTGGTTGATACCCTGAGGTCTTCGCGAACTAGGCGTCGTTCGCTAGTGTAGGTTCGTCTCAAGCTGAGTGCGGAGACTATTAGGCTCAGTAGGGCAATGCCTGTGTTCTCGAAATCGAGCATGGTCACGTAATCCAGGTCACATGATTCTCAGGTTGAGCATAGAATGACACAATCTCCGCTCCAACTCGGCCCTATCGTCCTCTCCGGCCTGGAACTGCCCTCGCGCATGCCGTTCGGCGGCGCCCAGCGTCTCGCCGTCCATCGTCTCCCCGGCGGCGGTCGTGTCATCGACGCCATGGGTGCAGACGACCGCGACGTCAGCTGGACCGGCACATTCATCGGTCCCGCCGCCGTATCTCGTGCCCGCCAGCTTGATTCTATGCGTCAGGCCGGCGCCCCGGTGACGCTGAGCTGGGCCGATTTCCGACGCACGGCGGTCATCAGCGCATTCGAGCCCGATTACAGTGCCGGCGGCGGACTGGTCCCCTACTCGATAACGCTTTGCCTGTTGACGGACACCGCCGCTCCTGCACCCCAGACCAATCAGCAAGCGGCAGCCGGTTTGACCGCTGACCTTGATGAGACCGTCACGGACGCCGCTCTCGCTGCCTCCGTCGCTCTGGCTGAGGCCCAGCTGCTGGCGTACGATGCCTTCACCGTCGGCAGCACGGCATACACCGCAGCCCTGCAGGCCACCCAGGCGGCGGCATCGGCTGCGGCGGCGACCAGGCTGGCGGCGGAATCCCATGCGGCTGCTGCGGTAGCTGGTGCCGGCACGCAGGTCGTCGCAGGGGCCGATGCGCTGTCGTTCGTGAGCAATCTGTCGGCTCTGGGCGGGGCGGCGGCATCGATGGCGTCGGCGGGTGTCGCGGCGGCTCGGCTGGGACGGGTCGTCGGGCTGCTGTGAGCTGGATTTGCACAAGTAATGCGCAGATTCCGGCCGGCGGTGGCGATTTGTAATCGATGTAATCGCCCGGATTACAAGAGTCCGCTTATCCTGACTGCAAGAACGATATTTGTAATTTTGTAATCGATTTTTGGGCACCACGCCCATACACACGTGAAAAACGACTACGGAACGGTGCGGAGCAGGAACGGGATTTCTCACGCACACGGGAACACACCCCTTTTTCTGATTACAAAATTACAAATGAGAGTTCGTAGATAATATCTGTAGACATCTGTAATCGGCAGTGTAATCGGCCGGATTACATCGATTACAAATCCGCCCGGAGACGACCATGCCACAACTCGCATTCGACCCGGTGCGCTCACCGAGGATACAGCTGCTCGTGAACGGCACGCCGGCGCCCGGGTGCTACGCCGCCTCAGTTGAGACGACGGCACACATGCAAGCCGCGCGTTGGACCGCTGAGGTCGCTGTGGGCCCAGGGATGTCGGCGTCAGATTGGTCAGCGCTGCCGGCACCGTCGACTGTTGAGATTCGCGGCAGCCTGGATGGCAATAGCTGGACGAGCTTGGTCACCGGGGACATCGATGACCTGCATCTCGACCTGGAAAACGGCGTCGTGTCGCTGTCGGGTCGGGACCTGAGCGCTCGATTCCTCGATACCAAGACGTCAAACGCGTGGCCGAATCAGACCTCCAGCCAGATAGCGACGTATCTCGCCGGGCTCCGGGGTCTGCAAGCTAACGTCATTCCGACGAGCACGCCGGTAGGGCAGTACTATCAGCTGGAACACAGCAGAGTCACCGCCGGCAGCTTCAGCAAATTCAGCAATGAATGGGAGCTATTGTGCTACCTCGCGCGCGAGGAAAACTACGTTGTCTCGGTGTCGGGTCAGACCCT